AGGGTGATCAGATCATGGTGGAGAAGCAGCCCGGGGTGGAGTGGGTCAGATTGGATGTAGCCAGTTTTTAATAGGTGCCGCGTTTGTTGCGCCACGCTACGGGGTTGTTTCGCTGTCCGCTAGCGCCCAGTTAACTGAACACACGCGTGCATCGGGAAGTTTCTTAAGGCCAATGAGGAAGTAAGCGAGAGTTTCTGGGTACACCCTGATTTACGCATACGGGGGTAATCTCAGGACAATCAGCCTCACACCTCAGGCAGGTGTGTTTGCGGAGCTGCTAAAATCCACCACCATATTCAAAGCCCAACCCTTCTCGGTTGGGCTTTTTCACATCTGGGCTTTCCCCAGTCTGTGCGCGGTTTCCGTCGATTTTGCGTGTGCCACGGGCACCGACAGGCCAGTCACGAAACGCTTGCTTACCCGCCCGGTTTGACTCTTTTTCGCTCTCTGTTCTCAAAAAATATCCGAGAACTTCGCCAGCCGAGCACACGCAGAAACCCTTTCACGACAAGCGCTTGCTACCGAAGTGCTGCACCGGGTTTGACGCATGGACCACCTGCCGCCAATAGTCGAACCCGATGACCTCACGGCGGTGACCATCAGCCCTTGGGCGGGTGCGGATCATTGCCGTAGCTGTTGCGCTCCCGGATGCGACCGTTCTCGCCATGAATCAGCACTTCGCTGCGCTGGTTGATGGCGATGTCGCGGGCGGCACGTTCGGCCTCGTACTGGGTGCGGTGATGCGAGGTGTCTCGCTGATTTCCTGCGCCACGTACGGCCCAGCCGTCGTCGCGCTTCACCACGTGTTGGTTTTTGCCGGCCATTTTCAAGATCCTTTCAAGGTTGGGGGGATGCGGTAATTCGGGTGTGAGGAGGAATCTGTTCAGTCACCCCCTTTCCAAAATCACGAACTCAGGCTTGAGCCAGTAGTGCCCCTTGTCGTCTTTGTCGACGAAGGTGGCGTAGACCTGCTTATGCCGTTTAAAAATATCCGCTGTTCGGAAGGTGGCGCCTGGCTCAAGGCCAAGCCCTTCAGCGATGCGCCGCTTGTGCACTTCGTCCCCATCGGCGTCTTCCAGGACCTTCAGGAACAGGTAGACCTGAGGCGACAGATCGATTGTCTGACCATCAATCAGCGCGACACGCTGCGTGTGCATCAGGCGCAAGGAGGTCTCCGCCGATTCCTTCACCGGTGCCGGACGAGTCAGGTACGCCTCCAAGTTCTCGATCACCAGACCAGCCTTGCGGATGTGGGCGATGGCCCGCAGCGGCACCAGAAGGCGATCGCTCAAGGCAGTCCCGACCAGGGATGCCGGGTCATCCGATGTGATGATCACCTCGGCTCCCGGAGCGACCAGCTGCGTCAGCTTGGCCGCCGCCTGCTCGGACATCGCACGCAGGCGACGTGCAAAAAACACCGTGTGACGGCGGCGCCGATGCTCCATTTCGCCCAGGCGCCACAAGACGTTGTCCACAACCGGCTCGACGGCATAGCGCGGCGCCAGCCCCAAGGCGCCGGACAACCACTTGGCGAGCTTGGCGGGTTGTACCTGCCAGTAGTGCGCTTGCTCATTCGTGAGCTCGACCCATCCACACTACGGACAGTGACCTCGATAAGGCTGCGACGCTGGCGCAGAGTATGGCTGCGGGCGCATGGACTCGGTACCGCAATCCGGGCAAAGGATATCCAGGGCGCGCTGCCGGCTGACGGCGATGGCATCCAACGCCAGCAGATGTCCGTAGAAACCTGGCCGGCTCGAAAGCCAGATCGCATCAGGAGAGATCAGCATGTCGTCGCGCTCCAGCAGCCGACAGATTTCTGCCAACCCCTGGTCATTCATGACCGCGACCACCTCATTCATGCACGACTCCTTCGGCTTCCTCCGCCAGCTTGGCCGTCGCGGGTGACTGCATGACACCCAGTGCGCGCAGCAGCGATTCGACCAGACGGGCATCGGCCTCTTCCATGTCGCGCAGATTGCTGATCCCGCTTTGCTTGAGATCGACGTGCAGCACGCGGCTGGTTTTGCCAGGCTGTACCGGTTCGAAGTAAAGCGATACCACCGCATCGATGATGTTGAAGCCCTGGCCCATCAGGATGGGACTAATCTGCTGGGCATTGAGGCAAGCCAGCACATCGGGCGCATCCTTCTCGCCGGGCGGCTTGATCAGGTAGTCACAGATCGGCGGAAGAATGGCCCGGACCTTGGCCTGCGACAAGCGGATGTGTTCCACCCGGTGGGCGACCAGGTCACACTCGCTGTTGTCGAAAATCTCAAAGCCGTCCCGCAGACGGTTCAGGAAAAACATCGGCTTCTCGACATCCTTGGGCTGCAGGACCGCTTTGAACACATGCTTGCCGAGGTGCTCCAGCAAGGTCTTCTGTGTCTTGGCGCCGCCGGGAGCGAGCACGTCGATCACGCCGCTGCCCGGATAGATGACGACATCCATGGCCATCGGTGGTCGGATGTCGCGCCAGTGGGCGCGATTGTCGTCGCCGAACTCCAGCTGGCGCTGGGCGTTGTCCTCGATGAGGATACCCAGCTGCACGCCGCCATCCAGATGCCGGGCCAGGGTATCGATCTGGCAGGCGCGTGGCGTGCCCTTGCGCGGCGTGAATGCGGTGGCCAGTGCCACCTCGAGGGCGCGAATGTCTTCATGGCCACGGAACAGCGCATCGACCGGCGGCACTTGCAAGCGTTTCCAGCCGCGTTTGCCGATGCGCAGGCTGACCGCATAGATGGCCTCGGCGGTAGCAAACTGCTCCGGCCAATTGGCCATCACCCACAAGGCCCGCTCCGCATCGCTGGAAAACTTCGTGAAATCCTCGTGGATCGCGGAGTCCGGCGCTGCGGTGTTGCGCAGGGCATCGACACCGCGCTGATTGGCCAGCGCATGCACGCGCCGTAGCTCGGCGTACAGCGCCTCACTTTGGGCGGCAGGCCGCGTATCGAAAATCTCGGTGACGGTGTCGACCAGCTTGTCATCCGCAAGCGCGGTGGGAAGCGCTAGCTTGCGGGACTGGAGGTAGAACTTCCAGGCGTGGGCAGGCACCTGGCGGATGAGTTGGCGGTAGTTGAAGGCGGCCATTTTGTTTTTCCTTTTTGTTGGGCCGCCGTGCCGATGACTTCTTCTGCGCGCGAGAGGCCTGGGTTGGATACACTGTTCTCAACACCGAATTGCACAACAAAGCAAAATGTATTTGTTCGCTATATCGAGTGTTGTATGGAATTTAACGGTGCATGATTATGTTGTCAAGCCGGTGCGGATTCGTTCGAAATAACGTAATATCTCGGTCTGTGCAAAACGCCACAGGCCCCTGATTGACGGGGCTGAGAGAACACAGGAGAAACCGTGGCAACCCCACTGGGTGAGAAAATTCGCAGGCTGCGCCGAGAGCAGAAGATGAGTCTTGACGCACTGGCCGCCGCCGCTGGCATGAGCAAGAGCTATCTGTGGGAGTTGGAAAACAACGACGACGCCAACCCCACCATGGAAAAACTGGCCAGCATCGCCGCCGCCCTTCACGTGACGCCGGAGTTCCTGGCCCACATTGAGCAGGCCGACCAGCCCGAGGATGCCTTCGACAAGGCGTTCTTTCGCAACTACAAGACGCTCAAGCCCGAGACCAAGCATCAGCTCCTTGAAATCCTCAAGACGCTGAAGAAAACCCAAGGATGAGTGCGCCGCCCAACAAGCCGGCGCCTTGGGCCAACCGGCTGAACAAACTCCTGGACCAGTTCCAGGCCGTCCATGGCGGCGACCGTTTTCCGGTTGATGTCGAAGCGCTGATTCGTGAAGTGCCAGCCACTTTCCAGACGGGGGAGCCGATCAGCATTCGGCGTGAAGCGATGGACCCGGAGTTTGAGGGCGCGCTGTTCAACCTGAATGCCGATGAGCCCGGCAAGGGCAACTGGGCCATCATCTTCAACCAGGCGATCAGCTCCCCTCGGCGGATCCGGTTCACGCTGGCACACGAACTCGGGCATTACCTGGTGCATCGCCATCTGCAGCCATCCTTCAACTGCAGTGAAGTCGACACTACCCAGTGGGACAGCGAAGAGCGCCAGATTGAATTTGAGGCGAACACGTTTGCGTCCTACCTGCTGATGCCTGCGGATGATTACCGTCGGCAGATCCAAGGGGCAACCATCGATCTGGATGTGCTCGGCGCATGCGCGGATCGGTATGGCGTGTCCATGACGTCGGCCATCCTCAAGTGGCTCGAGCTCACGCCCCAGCGTGCGGTGCTGGTCATGTCCCAGAACGGGGTCGTCCAGTGGGCCTGCGGCAGTGAGTCAGGCAAGTGGCTTTCCATCTCTCTGAACAAGCGGCTGGCCAATGGTCAGCGCCGGCCACTGCCCGCCAGGAGTGCCACTCGCTTGGACACCGATACCAATGTCGATCGACTGGGCACCCCGATCGATGCACGCATCTGGTTCCCACAGGAGCCCGAGGGCATGGTGGCGCGGGAGATGCGCATCGCGTCTGATCTCTATCGTCAAACGATGACCCTGCTGATCCTCCCGCCCGAGGTCAAGCCTTGGGAGCGCGACAAGACGGACGATGACGACGACGGCCTTGAAAACACCTTCGATCGGTTTGTGCGTAACGGTCAGCCGCCGGTGCGCTGACGTCACGGCAGCTCGGTTCGGCGGCGTTTGTCACCAGCACACGCCCGCCTGCAACCGATAGCTTCCGTTCGCAATCACCCGCAGCAGGCCGCAATTCCCTGCTCGGAAATCCGGTGGCCAGCCGGTGAAATGGTGGCAGTTTTTCATCAAGAAAGCCTGCCATGACACCTCTCGAACACCCCTCCAAATCCGCCCACCGCGATACCCATGAGCTTGGGCGCTCCCCTTGCCAGGAAATCGCTCAGTTGCTCGCTGCCGGCATTCTCCGGGCACGCACCGGCTCTGCTATGGCGAGCCCGTGTCAGCAGGAAGCCACGGCAGGTGAGATTCCGCTTGGCTTCACTGGCCACCAGCGCGTTCATACGAACCCGTCTCAACAAGAAGGAGTTTCCGTATGACGACACACGCAAGCAAAGAAACGGTCGCCGCACGGCTGGCGCAACTGCCGTACCTGCCAATGGAAAACCTCTGGGCGCTCTGGGATCAATACTTTGACCGTCGCCCTGGCCACCATCATCGAACCTGGCTGGAAAGCCGGCTGGCCTACAAGATCCAGGAGGAGGCGTTCGGCGCCATGTCCTCATCGCTCAAGCGCCGACTGGAAAAAATCGGTGAAACCGGCGAGGTGCCCAACCAGAAGCGTCGTGCAGAAAACCAGCTGGCGCCGGGCGCCACCCTGATCCGGGAATACAACGGGATGCCCCACCACGTCAAAGTGCTGGATGACGGGCGCTTTGAGTACCTGACTCGCACCTACAAGAGCTTGTCCGGCGTGGCCAAGGCCATCACCGGCACCGCGTGGTCTGGGCCGGCATTCTTCGGATTGCGCCAGCCCTCCAAGCGGCAGGGGGCTTCCGTATGAGAAAACCCGACCCTCATCCGAATATGCAAACGCCAGCGATCACGCCCAAGCGGCGCTGTGCGGTCTACACCCGCAAGTCCACCGATGAAGGCTTGGACATGGAATACAACAGCCTGGAGGCGCAGCGCGATGCGGGACTGGCCTACATCGCCAGCCAGCGTCACGAGGGCTGGATTGCCTTGACCGATGGTTACGACGATGGCGGTTTTTCGGGTGGCAACATCGACCGCCCCAGCCTGAAGCGGCTGATGGCAGACATCGAAGATGGCAAGATCGACATTGTGGTGGTCTACAAAATTGACCGCCTGACGCGCAACCTGACGGACTTTGCACGGCTGGTCGAGGTGTTCGATCGCCACGGGGTCTCGTTCGTCTCGGTGACCCAGCAGTTCAACACCACCACCTCAATGGGGCGCCTGACGCTCAACATCCTGCTGTCCTTCGCTCAGTTTGAGCGCGAGGTCACCGGCGAGCGCATCCGCGACAAGATTGCTGCCAGCAAGGCCAAGGGCATGTGGATGGGCGGTGTGCCGCCCTTGGGCTATGACGTCAAGGATCGCAAACTGGTCGTCAACGACAAGGAGGCGGCGCTGGTGCGCGACATCTTCATGCGCTACGCCGAGCATGGATCGGCCGCACGCCTGGTGCGCGAATTGCAGGTCGAAGGGCACACCACAAAATCCTGGGAGACCCAGACCGGGAAATTCCACCACGGCCGCATCATCGATCAACAGTATCTGTTCAAGTTGCTGCGCAATCGCCTGTACCTGGGCGAAATCACCAACAAAGGGGAAGTCTTCCAGGGGCAACATCAGGCCATCATTACGCGGGCCCAATGGGAAGCGGTCGAGGCGATCATTGCGCAACGCAAGCGCAGCACGACACGCGACCGTTACAACGAGACCCCGGCGTTGCTGGCTGGATTCCTGTATGCACCCGATGGCCAGCGCATGTTGCCCACCTACACGCAGAAGAAAAACGGCAAGCGCTACCACTACTATGTCCCTTATCTGGAGAAACGCCAGACGGCGGGCGCATCACGCATCCCTGGCCAGCGGAGCATGGGCCCCATGCCGGCTGCCGAAATCGAGTCGGCAGTGCTGATGCAGGTCCTGCGCGTGTTGCAGGAGCCCGAGATGATCATCGGCGTGTGGCGCGAGGTGCTGACAATGCAAGAGCAGCCCGCTCTCGATGAAGCGATGGTCGTGGTGGCCATGCGCCGCATCGGGGATATCTGGGCGCAGATGTTCCCGGTGGAGCAGCATCGGATCATGCGCCTGTTGATCGAGCGTGTGCAACTGCACCCGAATGGTCTCGACATCGTTTGGCGTGAAGACGGCTGGCAACGCTTCCGTCGCGAACTGGCCCAGCACCCCTTTGTAGTGGAGCAAAAAGAGGCGCCCGCCATGGGGCGTCTCGGCCATGATGAGGAGGTGATGGCATGAGCCAATCAACCCCGCAACGTTGCAAGATCGAGATCTCGGTGTCGGGTCCGTCGCGTGAATACCAGAGCCAGGGCTCGGCGGTGACCTTCGTCCCCCTGACCATCAAACGCCGGCACACCCGAAAACTGCTGATTGCCCCGCCCGGTCAGGAAGATGCCAAGGTCCGATCGTCATTTGATTTGCCCATGATCCGCACGATCGGCAAGGCCTTCTATTGGCAAAAGTTGCTCGACAGTGGTGAGGTGGCCAACGCCACCGAACTGGCGCGGCAGTTAAAACTCGAGCCGGGCTGGGTGGCCGAGGTGCTGCGCTTGACACGATTGGCACCCGACATCGTGCAGGCCATCCTGGATGGGCGGCAGCCGCGCCACCTCAATCTTCACGCGGTTCGCGGGCGACAGGCGGAGGTGCCCGTCGACTGGGACGAGCAGCGCAGGTTGTTTGGATTTGGACCGATTGGCTGATCACAGCGGCGCCAGGTCTTCTCCGCATCGCAACCCCCATCAGTTTGCCTGCACCTTCTGCAGGCATTTTTTCACCCAAAAGCCGGCATCAGCATCAATTGCCTGATCTGCCCACCCTTTCCGTCCACCTTGACCACCGGTTTGCCCACCCCCTGAATTCCAAACTGCACTCACGTTTTCGCAATCACCTGAAAGGAGATCAACGTGAGTGTCAAACACCTGAATCAGCGCCAACTGGCTGAGCGTTGGAATGTCGCGGAGGCCACGCTGGAGCGCTGGCGATCCGCCGGTATCGGGCCGGTGTATCTGAAGTTGCAGGGCCGCGTCCTCTACCGCGTCGAGGACATCGAGGAGTACGAGGCGAAGAGTCTGCACAGCAGCACGTCGTCCCGCGTGGTGGCAGGAGGTGTGGCATGAGCCTACATCGCCCGACCCTGCAAAACCAGGACGTGGTGTCCATTCCGGCCACCGAGTTGGCCGCTTTCGATGCCCGTAGCCTGTTCCAACTTAAGACGCTGGCCGCCGACCGTCTGGCCACTGCTAAGGCTGAAGTCGATCACATCGAACACGCACTGAACTTGAAGTATGCCGAGCGCGCCAAGCACCTGCGCCTGGTCGCCGGTAAAGACAGCGGTGTCGTGCATTTCGACGACGGCGACGTGCGTATCACCGCTGACCTGCCCAAGAAGGTCGAGTGGGATCAGACGCTACTCGCCAATCTGGATGCACGCATCGCTGTCAATGGCGACAACCCGCGTGAATACATCGACGTCAGTTACCGCGTCTCAGAGACCAAGTTCTCCGCCTGGGCCATTGCCCTGCGCGAGCAATTCATCCCCGCACGAACCGTGAAGGTGGGCAAGCCCAGCTTCCGCCTGGCCCTGCTTTCGGAGTAATCACCATGTTCAAAAACCTCATCGAATCCCTGCGCAAGAAAACCCTGTCCCTGTCCGACCTGCCGGAAACCATCCGCGTCCCGGGGCACGCCGGACAGGCCGACATCGACCGCCTCCCCCTCGACCAAGCATCGGTCGATGACCTGGCGTTCGCTGTCCAGGGGCTGGAAGCCCGCTCGTCTGAAATCTCCTGCCAACTGCATTCCTTGCGCCGCCTGCACGATCTGGCGCGCGCCCGGGGTGCTCTCGGCACGGACAAGGTCACCGAGATCTTTGGTGGGGAGGTCTGACATGAGCTTTCCCTTCATCACCGCCGAGCAGCGCCTCGCAGAAAAGCGTGGCTCCAAAGGCGTGATTCTTGGCCCCTCGGGCGTGGGCAAAACCACGCTACTCAAAACCGCCGATGCGGCCCGCACGCTCTTCATCGATCTGGAAGCCGGGGATCTGGCGGTTCTGGATTGGCCTGGTGACAGCGTGAGGCCGCGCACCTGGCAGGAATGTCGGGATCTGGCCTGCTACATCGGCGGACCCAATCCGGCGCTGCGCGATGACCAGTCCTACAGCCAGGCGCATTACGACCAAGTCTGCGCCCAGTTCGGTGATCCCGCGATGCTGGCCAAGTATTCGCTGATCTTCGTCGACTCGATCACGGTCGCGGGTCGCCTGTGTCTGCAATGGGCCAAGGGTCAGCCGCAGGCCTTCTCCGAAAAAACCGGCAAGCCTGACACGCGCGGTGCCTACGGCCTGCATGCCAGTGAACTGGTGGGGTGGCTCACCCAGTTGCAGCACGTCCGTGACAAGGACATCTGGCTGGTGGGAATCCTCGACGAAAAGCTCGACGACTTCAACCGCAAGGTCTTCAGCCCGCAGATCGAAGGTTCCAAAGCTGCACTGGAGCTGCCCGGCATCGTCGATCAGGTCATTTCGATGGTGGTGCTCAAGTCGGACGACGGCACCCCTTATCGAGCCTTCGTCTGCCAGCACATCAACCCCTGGGGCTATCCCGCCAAAGACCGTTCCGGACGACTGGAGGTCGTCGAGGAGCCGCATCTGGGCCGCCTCATTACCAAGATCACCGCGCCGCGCGCGCAATAAGCAGGAGAGTATTCATGAACAGCTACAGCAACAACGCCGCCTGGAATGACTTCAACGATGCCGAAGACCAGCGCGAGTACGCCCTGATCCCACCCAAAACCCTGGCCAAGGTGATCATGGCCATTCGCCCGGGCGGTTATGACGATCCGAGCCAAGGCTGGACGGGCGGCTATGCGACCCGCTCTGACAAGACCGGCGCGATCTACCTCAATGCCAAGTTCACCATTCTGGAGGGGCCGTTTGCCAAACGGGTGGTGTTTGGGCTGATTGGCTTGTCCAGTCCGAAGGGCCCCGAGTGGACCAACATCGGCCGCAGTTTTCTGCGCGCCATCCTGAATTCAGCACGCGGCATTCACCCGGCCGACAACTCGCCGCAGGCGCAAAGTGCGCGCCGCATCAAGGGCTTTGCCGATCTGGATGGTGTGGAGTTTGTCGCTCGCATCGATGTCGAGAAGGATCAGAACGGCGATGACAAGAACGTCATCAAGGCCGCCATTCAGCCGGATCACAAGGAATACGCCGCCCTGATGGGGCAACCGGCGCGCATATCCAGCTCCGCGTCCCCTACGCAGCAGGGTGCCAGCCCATCTGCCCCTGCCGTGCCCACCAGCCCCGCTTGGGCGCAATAAGGAGGACTACCCATGATGCTGCGTCCTCGGCAGCGGGAATTCGTCGCCCGCTGCGTCACGGCCCTAAAGGCCCATGGCAACACCCTCGGTGTGGCACCGACCGGGGCAGGCAAGACGATATGCCTGTCCGGCACGGCCGGGGAGTTTCTGCAACATCCGGATGCCAAGGTGTGCGTCCTGGCCCACCGGGATGAACTGACCGCGCAAAACCTGGCCAAGTTTGGCTGGGTCAATCCCCACGTCAGCACCTCCGTGTTCGACGCCCGCCAGAAGTCCTGGTCGGGTCAGGCCACCTTCGCCATGGTGCAAACCTTGGCGCGCAACCTTGAGAAGATGCCCACGCTGGACATGCTGGTGATCGACGAAGCCCACCACTGCGCAGCGCCAACTTACCGGCTGGTTATCGACTCCGTGCTCGCCAAAAACCCGCATGCGCTGATTTATGGCGTGACCGCCACGCCCAATCGCGGTGATGGTAAAGGGCTGCGGGAAGTGTTTTCCAACGTTGCGGATCAGATCCGGTTGGGTGAGTTGATTCGTTCCGGCCACCTGGTGTCGCCGCGCACCTTCGTGGTGGACGTTGGCACCCGAGATGCGCTCGACGGTGTGCGCAAACTGACCGACGACTACGACATGAACGCCGTGGCGTCGATCATGAACACCACGCCTGTCAATGCGGCGGTGGTCCAGCACTGGCAGGAGCATGCCGCCCGGCGCAAAACCATTGCCTTCGCCGCCACGGTCGATCACGCCTATGCGGTTTGTCATGCATTCATTGCAGCAGGGGTGAAGGCCGCAGTGGTTCATGGCGATATGCCCCCTGCCGAACGGCAGGCCACGCTGGCGTCCTATGAAACTGGCGATGTGACAGTGCTGGTCAATGTTGCGGTCCTCACGGAGGGCTACGACTACACGCCCACCTCGTGCATCGTGCTGCTGCGCCCCAGTTCCTACAAGTCCACTCTGATCCAGATGGTCGGGCGCGGCCTGCGCGTGGTCGATCCTGCCGAACACCCGGGCGTAATCAAGACGGACTGCGTGGTCTTGGATTTCGGAACAGCGTCCTTGCGTCACGGCAGTCTGGAGCAGGAAGTTGATCTCGATGGTTTCGCCGGCGACGGGGAGGCGCCAACCAAGCACTGCCCGCAGTGCGATGCAGAAGTACCCATGGCCAGTCGCGAGTGTCCGCTCTGTGGGCACAGTTTTGCCAAGGAAATCGAGGAGACGCGGCATCAGATCAGCGATTTCGTGATGACCGAAATCGACCTGCTCAAGCGCTCCAACTTTGCCTGGTGCGATCTCTTTGGCGACGACTGTGCGCTGCTGGCCACCGGTTTCAAAGCCTGGGCGGGGGTCTTCTTTCTTGCCGGACGCTGGTACGCGGTGGGTGGCGCTGAAAAGCTGTCTCCTCGCTTGCTCGGCGCTGGGGAGCGCTCGGTGTGTCTGGCCCAGGCCAATGACTGGCTCAATGACCAGGAGGTCGATGATGCCGCCCACAAGACGCGCCGATGGCTGCAGGAGTCGCCTACGCCCGGGCAACTGCGCTACCTGCCTGCCCCCTTGCGTGCTGATTTCAGCCTGACCCGCTATCAGGCCTCGGCGCTACTGACCTTCCAGTTCAACAAGATCGCTATCCAGCGATTGGTCACCGCTGCCAATGACGCAGTGATGACTGAGCTTCGGGAGGTTGCGTGAAATGTGCCGTGTGCGCCCGACAAGCCAGAGGCCTGGGGTATTTCAACCCTCGCCTGCCGCGCTCCGATCCTCGCCGCTACAGCGATCGCTGGGTGTTCTGCTCCATGCGGTGTCAGAACGTGTTCTCCAAGCTTATGTCGCGCCTGACCAAGTTTCAGGAGGACGCTGTGATTGATCCCAGCGATATGGAAATCGCCGCTATGCGATCCGCTCTCGGTCCCTTGGGCGAGTACGTCGCCTCCATCGGCATGGATCGCCCTTTGGCCGACTACGGCAAGGACGAAGTCCTGCGCCTGGTGGAGGTCGTGGTCGATGCCTATCAGGCCCACATGCTCGCCGAGCACGAACGCATGGCCGAGCGCGACCGCGCTTTCTTTGAACAACGTGCCAGCCGTCAGGCATCTGCCTCGACGGGTGGCGATCACCACAGGATTCCTTTCTGATGATTGACTTGAACCATCAACCCAAATTTCATGAGCAGGTATCTGCGTTGCTGGATGCCGCCCTGCAAACGGAGCGCAGTCAGCAGGCACGCCGGCGCTATCTCGGTGCTTCCCGCTTGGGAGTGGCGTGCGAGCGTGCACTGCAGTACGAGTATGTCGATGCGCCGGTCGACGACGGCTCCGAGTTGCCCGGTCGCACGTTGCGCATCTTTGAGGTTGGCCATGTGATGGAGGACCTTGCCATCCGCTGGCTGCGCCTGGCTGGCTTCGACCTTTACACCCGCAGGCAGGATGGCGAGCAATTTGGCTTCTCAGTCGCGGGCGGCCGCATCCAGGGGCATGTCGACGGCGTGATTGCCGGTGCTCCCGCCGCATTGAACTTGTCGTTTCCCATGCTTTGGGAGTGCAAGACCATGAACGACAAGAACTGGCGTGACACCGCCAAGAAGGGAGTCTCTGTCACCAAGCCCATCTACGCCGCACAGATGGCGATCTACCAGGCCTACATGGAGCCGAGCATTCCTGGAATCGCATCCCAACCGGCACTGTTCACCGCCATCAACAAGGACACCCAGGAGCTCTGGATGGAATTGGTGCCGTTTGATGCGGCGCTCGCGCAGCGCATGTCTGATCGGGCCGTCAAGGTCATACAGGCCACTGAGGCCGGTGAATTGCTGCCGCGCGTGGCGACCGAGCCGAGTTTCTACGAATGCAAGTATTGCGCCTGGGCGCGGCGGTGCTGGAGCGAACAGGCTGTGAACGCATTGGGAGCGCACGCATGAATGCACGTCTTCCTCAACCCGTTATCGAGGCATTGACGGTGAGCACCCGTCGCCAGAAACCCTTGATCGGCGCATCCCTGCTGGAGCGCCTCCTGCTGCGTCATGTCGCGATCGTTTGCCCGGAGTCGCGGCTGATCGTGGCCGTGATCAAACAGGCCTTCGTTGACCTGTGCTCGCCCTCGAAGCATCAGCGTGCCGAAGCTAGGCGATTCTTCCAGGATGGTCGCCTGGAGCTGTGGTGCGACCAGGTGGGCCTGTCGCCCGACTTCATGCGCGAAATTGCCATCAAGGCGGGCTACCTGAATCCGGCAGATACCGCCGAAGGAGATGGCCATGCTTGATTTCAATGGTCATGACGATGTTGGCTCTCCTGCAGGCGGTAATGCCGAGCGGGATGAGTTGCGCGCCGCTTTGCTGGCTCGACTGGAGGGGGTGCTGTTTTCCCTGTTTCCGGCCGGCAAGGTCATGCACGGCAAATTCGTGGTCGGCGATGTGCTGGGCAGCCCTGGGCGCAGCCTGGAAATTGAACTCGACGGTGAGCGTGCGGGTTTGTGGATCGATCGCGCCACGGGCAATGGGGGTGACATCTTCGCACTCATCGCCGCGCACCGCCATTGGGATACCCATCGCGATTTCGCTGCGGTGC